GGAAATGGTCGACTGGTTGATAGAAGAAACCGAAGAGGAGATAAAGTCGGCGGAACACAAGACTATCTATCTCACAGCTATCGGTTATGATCTGTCTGATATTTACGACTGTCAGGAGAAGATAAAGGAAAAATATCACGAGAAGCTCCATTGCCTTAAAAAGTGCATGATGGAGGGGTGCTGATGGATTCTTCCAACGCTAAACTGCTCTTTTTAATGGCGGCCGGAACCGTCGGGGCACTTTTCACGGAGATATTCGGCGAATGGACGTCTGACATAACCACACTTGTTATATTTATGGCTATTGACTATATTCTCGGACTTATTGTCGCAGGAGTATACAAGCGGTCTGACAAGTCTAAGAACGGAGCACTTTCGAGCAAGGCGGCGTTTCTGGGGCTCGGAAAGAAAGTAGCCATAATGCTTATGGTACTGGTGGCTAATCGTCTTGATATTCTGATGAGCACGAAGTTTGTCAAGTCAGGTACGGTAATTGCTTTCTGCTGTTCGGAACTCATCAGCATTGCCGAAAATTTAGGTGCTATTGATGTGCCGCTTCCGAAAGTGATTAAAAAAGCCATTGATATTCTTAAGAACAAGGAGGACGATGACGATGACGGAGATAAAAGCGATTGACCTTTCTCACCACAACGGCAATGTTGATTTCACAAAGGTCAAGGCTTCTGGAATAAACACCGTTATTTTAAGAACCGGGTATGGAAAATACTCCCCGGGTCAGATCGACAAGCGGTTTTATGAGAACTACGACAAAGCACGCGCTGCGGGGATGTTCATAGGTGCATATCACTACAGTTACGCCGACGGTATTGTCGGAGCACAGGACGAAGCCGAAGCCATGCTCAAAATTATCGGCGACCGCAAATTTGAGCTTCCTCTTTTCTTTGACATAGAAGAAGGCAAGCACAAGGTCATGAGCAAGAAGATATGCACACAGATGGTGCGTACTTTCTGTGATATTCTGGAGGGCGCTCACAAGTGGGCGGGTGTATACAGTTATGACACGTTCTTCTCAAACAACCTTGAAGACGACATAGTTCAAAGGTACGCCACATGGACTGCAAGAGTGGAAAATGTCAAGCCGAAAGCCTGCAAACGGTATGATATCTGGCAGTACAGCTGGAAAGGCAAGGTCGACGGAATCAAGGGCGATGTGGATATGAATTATATTTACAAGGATTATCCGCCGGTTATAAAAAGAGCACACCTTAACGGGTATTAAGATGTGCTTCGGTGTAGGCTGTTAGTATGTTATTCCTACATTTGGGATTTACAATGCCGATGATTACGGGAATTGGGGTTCACTCGGAAGAAACTTCTCTATATCACTGTATACGCTATTATTCCGTAATCATCGGATTTTTAAGTGCAATTAAACGTTGGTAAATGTGCTTGAATGTAGACTATTTATATTTTACTCCTACACAGCTTGTATACCGGATTCCTACACCGATTACAAGCTATTTTATTTTTTCAATTTCTGATGCAAGCCATCCAAGACTCCTTTCCGTATACACGTTCTCGGTGAGGTCAGATATACTATGACCGACAATCCGCTTTATGGCATATTCATTGACCCCGGCTTCCTTCGCCCGCGTGACAAATGTTTTTCGGCAGTCATGGGGTCTATGCGCGGGGTTTAATCCGAGTTCAGATATTACAGCATCAAAACCTCTCTGATATTTTCCGTAAGTCATGGGATCGCCATTGTTGTTAAAGAGAAATTCACTGTTTACGCCGACTGCTTCATTATATTTGCTCTTCACAAGTTCATAAACTCTCGGATGTATCGGAACTACACGATTTTTGCCGGCATCTGTTTTCATTCCGCCTCTGAAATACCGTTCTTCGAGATTTATATTTTCAAGCCGCGGCTCACAGAGCTCCTGCGGCAGGGACAAGTTCTATCAGCTGTACAGGCAGTTCTTCTGGATTCTCGACGGAATGAAGGATTGATATTTTCGCGAAATTTACATACTCCTTTATGGAGGTGAATGTGATGAAAAATGTTGTAATTACGGTGTTGAGTACGATTATCGGAATAATTGTCGGATTTTTCGGGGGAGTGTTAGGTCTCGCGATTTCAATGGCAAACGACGATCGTTTCAACGAATGCGTAGTTAAGACGTTTAGAGTTGACGATTAAGCCAAAAAGTGAGGGTGCTTGTGAATTATATTTACAGGCACTCTTGCTGTTTTTAAGGAGGTGCTTATGAATACTGTAATCTGTATATTGATATTTCTGGCGGGTCTGGCGGTGGGCTATGCGGTTCGCCCGAAAAGACAATCGTCCGGAACTATTCAGGTATGGAACAACGAGGGGCAGCCGTATCTGTTTTTATCTCTTGATATTTCCATGAACGAGCTTGCAGACAGTGACGGAAAAGAACTGTCCTTTAAGATCGACTGGTCGCATTTTGAGTAAACGCAAAAATTACAAGCTCTTTAATGGAAGAATTATATTCTTTACTAACTTTTGGAGGTTTTTTGATATGAACGGAATTGGATATTGTGCAGGAACACTTGTGGCAGTTGGTATGTTCGTATGCGGGGTGATCGCAGGAATTGCGCTTAACGAGCATGAGAACAAACTTAACGAGCGTAAGAAAGAACTGCACGAAGCAGGATTTAGTATGAACGGAAATTATGAAGAGGTAACAGAAGAATAATTAACCAAAAAGCGGGAGTGCTTGTGAATTATATTTACAGGCACTCTTGCTATTTCGCGCCGTTAACAAAGGCTTTTATGGAGCAATCCAAATTTTATGAAAAGGAGTCTGATTTTATGGACGAGAACAAGAAACTTTTAGACAGTGAGGTAACGGAACTTCTGAAAACTCTGAAAAATCTTGAACCGGAAACGGATGAGTATCGAAAAGTAGCGGACAGGCTGGAGCAGCTTTATAAGCTTTCCATGTCGCACGAGAAGCAGAATTCGGAATGCGCGGATATGTGCAGAAAGAAGAAGGAACATCGTGCAGATATGGCAGTTGATATTGCGAAGGCGGTTCTGCCGATAATAGGGTACGGTCTGATGTTTGCGGCGGGTTTAAAGTTCGAGGAGACAGGAACCGTTTCTTCCTTGTTTGTAAGAAACGTTATCGGGAAAATAGGCAGATAAAAAAGGATTGTTAATATTATGGCGGGGAGCTTGTGAATTACACAGGCTCTTCGTTTTATCGGTTGACATCTGTTCCGGCAAGTCGTATAATTATATCCGAAAGGGGCGTGAGCTTATGAGTAAAAAGTATGTATGTCCGTTCTGCGGAGGAAAAATGTTCTTTGAAGATGAATGGGAGGAAACTCTCATCTGTATGGATTGCAACGAGGATATAGACATCTGTGAGTACGGTCTTACGGCGGAAGAGATAGACGAGAAACGATGCTCTCATGACCGGTATATATGGGACGACGATCTGTCTGATATTCCGGAGGGCTGCGCTGCCTGCGGAGGTCCTTATCCGGATTGTATGTCCTCGTGTGCCTTGTTTGACGATTGATATTATGTCCGCGAAAATTACAAGTTCTTTAATGGAAAAACTTTAATAATTGCAGGAGGTATTTGTTATGAAAAAGAAGAATGTGAACCTTAAGGACGAGGTAAGAAAAGCGGTCGGGAACACCTTGACGGCAGTGGGAAACACTGTGGCGTTTATAGGTGTCGGCAAAATCTTGCCGGTCAGATACAAGGGCCATCATTATCACGGAAACAATTATCACGTGAATGTTAAGTGACCAAAAGCGGGAGTGCTTGTGAATTATATTTACAGGCACTCTTGCTGTTTCCGCGAAAATTACAAGTTCTTTAATGGAACAAGGTTCCGTCAGAACTATTATATTTTTTTATGAAAGGGAGTATTTATATGAACAGAACATTGGCGTCCGTACTTTTTATGGTAGGGGGTCTGGCGTTGTCTTACATAGGAGGTAAGATAAGTGCACCAATCTACGAAAAAGAAAGACAGGATGAGATTGACGAGAGAGTAAAGACAGCCCTAGAAAAGGAGATAAACGGAGAGTTTGTTGACGTAGAACTTGACAAAAATAATTAACAAAAAAAGCGAGAGTGCTTGTGAATTATATTTACAGGCACTCTTGCTGTTTTATACTTTCCGCGAAAATTACAAACTCTTTAATGGAGAGAATCCAAATTATATTTTACGGAGGTATTTATTATGACTAATAATGAATGGAAAAATGAGATTGTAGAACATTTGATGGCTGCTGAAAAGCTTTTGAGTGAAAAAAGCTTAACAGTGATGTCACCAAGTGATCGTAAGACGCTCATAATAAACATTGAAAGATTAGTGACAGTAGAAGAACAAATAGATATGATGGATTAAACTAAAGCGAGAGCTTATGTGAATTATATTTACATAGGCTCTTGGCTTTTGTATTTTACGAAAGGAATGAAAAGCAATGGATGAAGTGAAGATTTCCACAGGTTTTATGAAGTCTCTTATCGCCAAGGCGGTAAGAAAAGTTATCAAGGACAAGATTGGCATAACGGTCGATATCACGCTCAATGATATTTATGTGTCCCACGATGACAAAGGGGCTCATGTACGCCTTAACGCTGCAGCGGATATGAGTCAGTCAGAGTTCGCGAAAATTACAGCGACTATTATGGACTAAGGTCTGAATTATATTTACGGAGGTATTTTGGTATGAAGAACAAGAATCTTTTGTTAAAAGTGGGTATCGTTATAGGAGTCATGGCTTGCGCCGCAAGTATATGGCAACTCGGAGGCGTCATGGCTTGTCGGTGTATAGCTAACGAATATATCAAGGATCCACAAAAAGTGATAAAAGACTTGGTGGAGATAGCGGAAAATCATCCTATGTGATAAAAACTAAAGTCTAAAAGCGAGAGTGTTTGTGAATTATATTTACAGGCACTCTTGCTGTTTATAAATCGAAAAAAGTTTGATATTTATGGAGGTTTTTATTATGAGATGGTACAGATTCGCAATCGTAAACAGCGAGCAGTGTGAGGAAGCTAAGAACCTGTTGGACGCTATGCTGACTATGCAGGACATGACCGGAGTCGATACGAAGCCGCTTGACGAGTTTACCGACAGGCTGAAACGGGAGATCCTCGCATACGAAAACGATAATTGAAAGGAGTCTGATATTATGAACAAAAACTTATTAGCAACGATAGGTCTTACAGTTGTGTCAGTGGTAGGAGTTGCGGCTACGGCGGTTTTAGCAGCCAAAGCGACACCGAAAGCGCTTGAGATAATCAGGCATGAAGAAGAGGAGGTCAAGCACGAAGAACTGACAAAGTTCGAGAAAGTACAGGTCACCTTGCCCGTTTACGCTCCGGCTATTGCTGTGGGAGTGGCTACGGCGGCTTGTATTATATTCTCCAATGTGCTGAATGTTAAGCAGGTGGCTTCTCTGACAGCCTCATACGCTCTTATTGAGCAGACATTCAAGCAATACAGGGGCAAGGTGACTGATATTTTCGGAACCGACGAGGAACTGAAAGTCAGGGAGGCTGTATCTCATGAAAAATATCCTCTTCCCGATGAGATGGTTCCGGACGACCTTGACAGCAGCTCCGCCGACGAAAAGCTGTTCTGCTTTCACGACGGAGAAGGGAAAAGATATTTCTGGTCAACGCCAGAAAAAGTTCTGAAGGCCGAATTTGAGGTCAACAAAAAGCTCGCCGCAGAGTGTATGGTGACCGTGCAGGACTTCTATGATATTCTCGGGGTGGAGGGCGATCAGGACTCCGCCAAAATGGGGTGGAACTCTGACATGTTCTACAAGCGGATGGAGTACCAATGGATAGACTTCACCCACGAGGTCACAAAATCGGACGACCCGGATTCGCCCGACTGCATTGATATTTACCCGGACGTGGATCCCTGTCCGGGTTATGACGGCGACGAATGGGAGGACTATCTGACACACAAGTTCTCTATAAACAAGGAGCTTGCCAACGTGCATTATTGATATCTGAAAGGAGCATGATACAATGACTAAATTTGAAGCGTTCAAGGCTGGGATCGTGAAGAGGTCTCCCGAAATCCTGCTGACTGTGGGTCTGGCGGGCATGGTCACCGCTGTGATATTTGCAGTAAAGGCGACCCCGAAGGCTCTGACACTCATAGAGGAGTCGAAAGAGGAGCTTAACAAGGAGGAACTTACGCCTGTGGAGACGGTCAAGGCAGCGTGGAAACCGTACATACCCGCCGCAATTATATTTGCGGTCAGCACCGCCTGCATTATCGGATCGCACAGCATCAACATCCGGCGTAACGCCGCTCTTGCGGCCGCTTACGCTATCTCGGACACGGCGCTCAAGGAGTACACGAATAAAACTATTGATATTTTCGGCGACAAGGCGGACAAGCAGATCAAGGATGAAATTGCCAAGGATAAGGTCGAAAAGAATCAGACAGTCTTCACGGATGCTGTACTGACAACTCCGGGCATGGTGAGATGTTTCGACACCATCACAGGACGGGAGTTCTGGTCGAACATGGATATTCTCAAACGTGCCGAGTGCGAGATAAACAACCGTCTGCGGGATGAGAACTATGTCTCACTCAACGAGTTCTATTACGAAATCGATCTGCCGCCTGTTGAACCGTGGGGCAGCAATACCGGCTGGAACGTCGACCATGGATATTTAAAGCTGGAGTTCAGCTCACAGCTGACTCCCGAGGGCGTTCCAGTGCTGGTCATGAGTTATCTAGTGGCTCCTAGGTATGGCTACTACGGCTGCTAAGGAACCATGTAAGCGCGAAAGGAGAACGTCAATGAGCGGAATTATATTTTTTGGACTCGGAGCTGTTTTCGGCGGATATGCTATGTGCAGACTCGTTGATATCTGCCTGAAAGCGACGGGCGTGTTCGTGACCGTCACCACAAAAGGCGGTCACAGTTTTACGGTAAGCGGAAGATAAGGAGGACTGATATTTATGGACGAGTTCAAGGGCAACACCTTTAAAGCCAAGGAGGAACGTCAGCAGCGGCAGCCCGTGGTCAGCGGCACAGTCAGAACAGTGAAGAAAACCGGAGTCAGAGGCATAACGGAAGCCGTTAAGAACAACGTCAGGAACAGCAACGTCGCCGACAGGATAGTACACGAAATTATATTTCCGGCTGTTCTTGACGGCGTGAATACGGGTCTGGCTGGCATACTCGGAATTGACCCCGCAAGACTCAAGAACGTATCGAACAGTGTTATATCCACCGCAAAGTCCTCCTCATACTGGAATGCCGGCAACCGTGTTGTGGAGGCTCCGGGGCGCACCATAAGGACTGATATCTTCAAGTATGAGGATCTTGTGTACAGTACGAGAGGAGATGCGGAAGCCGTGCTCCGCGATATGGATGCCTGCGTTGAACAGTACAGGTCGGTGTCAGTGGCTGACCTGCTGCAATCGTCTGGGGAGCTTCCGAGCTCTGCGGATTTCAGGTACGGCTGGACAGACCTCAAGGAGGCGGCTGTTGTGCAGACCTCCGACGGGTATATGCTGCGTATGCCCAGACCGAAGCCGCTGGATTGATATTTCCGCGAAAATTACAAGTTCTTTAATGGAAGAATTATATTCTTTACTAACTTTACGGAGGTAATTAGTTATGTTTTACAAAGCATGGGGAGTCGTAGCGTTTGGCTTGTTGTCGACTAGCGTTGGATTTGTGCTCGGTGTTATAAGCACTGACAGACGTATAGCGAGAAAGGCAGACGAGGGTACCCTAGATAATTATGTAAAGGAGATTAAAGATATCTGGGGCATTAAAGAAGAATAATTAACCAAAAAGCGAGAGTGCTTGTGAATTATATTTACAGGCACTCTTGCTGTTTCTGAAAGGATGAATGTTCATGCAAGAACGCGACAACATCAACCACCCGCTGCACTACCAGACACGTTCTGGTCTGGAAACCATTGATATTATTGCAGCGTTCACGGAGGATCTTGACGGCATTGAGGCGTTCTGCACAGGCAATGCTCTGAAATACCTGTGCAGATGGAAGAAGAAAAACGGCGTCGAGGATTTGAAGAAAGCAGTCTGGTACATAAACAAACTTATTGACACTATAGAAGGAGAATGATATTTATGAGTATTTTAACAACAATAAAAGCGGGATTCTCAAAGGCGGAATTCGCGGTAAAGGCTAAGTCCCCCGAGATACTGGCGGTTACGGGTGTCGCTGCGGTAGTTACAGGCGTTGTGCTCGCTTGTAAGGCTACCCCCAAAGCTATTGATATTCTGGAAGAGCACAAAGAAACCATGCGGAAGATAGACGAGGTGGCTGCGGACACCGAAACCTGCAAGGAGAAGGAGTACACCGAAGACGACCATCAGAACGATAAGATCATCGTTTATATTCAGACGGGCTGGAAGCTCGTAAAGGTGTACGCTCCGGCGGCTGTAGCTCTGGGTCTTGGAATAGCTGCTATGCTCGGCAGCAATTATATTCTCAAGAACCGCTGGCTCGGCGCGGCTGCCGCTTACACGGGACTGAATGAGTCCCTCAAGCAGTACAGAAAGCGCGTCGCCGACGAGGTCGGTGAGGAAGCGGAGAACGACCTCTTCCGCAACATCAAGGCCATTGATGTTCAGAAGGATGACGAAAACGGTATGCCGGTCATCGAAAAGGCAAAGACCTTTGACCGTTCAAGACTCGGCAGCCCCTACGCTGTGATATTTGACGAAAAGTCCACCGAATGGAACAAGTCCCCCAACGAAAACAAGATGTTCCTGATGTGCCAGCAGAACTGGGCGAATGATATTCTCCGCGCGAGAGGCTATCTCTATCTCTATGAGGTGTATGACATGCTTGGGTTCAGATACGAACCCAAGAATGATATTTACGCCCTTACGGAGGAGCAGGCAAGGGCGTCCCGTTATGTAGGCTGGGTATACGACAGTGTGAACGGCGACCATTACGTTGACTTCGGTCTGACCCGGGCTTACGACAGGAACAAGGACGCGTTTATGAAGGGCTACGACCCCTCGGTAATGCTTGACTTTAACGTTGACGGAGATATCCTCAACACTATGTACAGAAAGTAAGAGATAAAGGAGATAACAAAAATGGATATTTTCAGAACCGTATCAATAGGAGCGGCTTCGGCGCTGGCGGCGCTTACGTTTTCGGTTGTTAATATGCGGGGTCCGGAACCCGACGTTATTGACATTCGCGCTAAGCAGCCGGCACATGTCGTACTCGCTCCGCAGGAAGAGGAGTATGACATTCTGACGAGTGACGAGGTGACCATCATAACAAAACTGGTCACTGCGGAGGCCGGTGGCGAATCGGAGTACGGGAAGCGCCTTGTCATAGATACGGTGCTCAACCGTGTGGACAGCCCTCACTTCCCCGACAACGTGCATGATGTCATATACCAGAAGAATCAGTTCGCGGTCAGAAGAGCCGAAGCCCTTGACGCGGACGCGGAAACGGCGGCGCTGGTACGGGAAGAGTCTGAAAACAGGACTAATGACGAAGTTATATTTTTTAATTCGGTCGGCTACACGAAATACGGAACCGCTCTCTTCAAGGAGGGCGGTCACTATTTTTCCAAATACAAGGAGTGATATTTATGAAACAGTTTCTGATAGGCGCTGCTATGTATATCATCGGAGTGGCTGTGGGCGGACTCATCGTCTATAGCCGCATGAAGAAAAAACAGGAGGAGCCCGTGGGTGAAGTCATCACCTACGATGAAATAATGCGCAGAAAAGAAGAGGAGGGCGAGGCAGTCCCTCCTATTGATATTCAGGCGGTCGAGAATTCGTCCTATGCCGAGTACAGCAGACGCACAGCTGCAAAGACCGACACGCAGACTGCTGATATTTTTGTGATTGAGCCAGATGAGTTCAATCTCGAATATGACAGCGCATACAGTTTCCTGTACTTCGCTGACGGCGTTATAACCGACGATGAGGACGGCGGGGTCGTGGACGAGAATGGGCGCAAGCGGCTGTTCGGGGACATTGATATTCCGTCTCACTTCGGTGAGTACGACGATGACTCGGTTTACATACGTAATAACTTTCTCCGAGCTGACATGGAGATCCTGCGCTCGGAAAAATTATATTTTGAGGGTGATGAGGAGTGCACAGACGTAACATAAGAGAAGCATATTTCAACTGGCTCGTTGATATATGCAACGCATACTCCTGCCGTGACCTCGCGGCATTGCTGCACGGCTGTGACTTCGTTTACAGAAACCCCATGGATGGCAACCGTTACGAGGACGGTGTCGCCCTGCGGTACAGGTTCTCCGACGAGTCGGAGTTTTCCATGCCGGAAGTCGCCGCAAAGCTTGATATTCGGCCGTGCACCATGCTGGAGATGATGGCAGCCCTCGACCTGAAGCTGTATGAGAACATTCTCAACGACGGGGAGAACAGACCGGGAATGATATTTTCAGTCATGCTGAAAAGCCTCGGTCTGCCTCCGTCCGCTTCTCCGCAGAGGGTCATACAGAACATAGAAGACCTGCGCAGGGGCAGGAGAAAACTGTTCCCGGTGAGCTGCGACCCGGGAACAGAGATATGGGATCAGGCGCAATTATATTTAAATGGGGTGATGTAGTATGCTCGACTTCCTCATGGTGTCTTCCAGAAACACCAGACAGGGAATTGATATTTACCCCCGCTTTAAAATATGCCATTCGTCCGACCTTATGGTGCGGGGCGGTGACTTCTATGCCGTCTGGGATGAGGAGCGCGGGCTGTGGTCTACCGACGAACAGGATGCTATCCGACTCGTAGACCGTGAGATTGATATTTTCGCCGGGAAACACAAGGAGCTCGGCGAGAATGTCCATGTCCTGCACCTGTGGGACGCGGAAACGGGCCAGATAGATAAGTGGCACCGGTATGTACAGTCACAGATGAGGGACTCATTTCATCCGCTTGACGAGAAAATTATATTCTCGGACATGGAAGTCTGCAAGACCGACTACGCCTCACGCAGGCTCCCCTACCCGCTCAAGCCGTGTGAAACTCCCGCCTTTGACAAGATAACGTCAGTATTATATTCGGAGGAGGAGCTCACGAAAATAGAGTGGGCGATAGGTGCCATAGTCAGCGGCGATTCCAAGCACATACAGAAGTTCATGGTGCTTCATGGCGCTATGGGTACTGGCAAGTCCACAATAATAAACATCATCCAGATGATGTTTGACGGGTATTGGAAATCGTTCGACGCCAAGACACTTGGCTCGGCTTCTAACGCGTTCGCTCTGGAGGCGTTCCGGTCAAATCCGCTGGTGGCTATAGAGCACGACGGCGACCTCTCACGCATTGAGGACAATACTCGCATAAACAGTCTGGTTTCACACGAATTCATGACTGTCAACGAAAAATTCAAGTCCGCTTACTCGAACCGGTTTAACAGCTTTCTCATAATGGGCACGAACAAGCCTGTGCGGATAACGGACGCGCGCTCCGGTATCATCAGGCGTCTTATAGATGTTGAGCCGACCGGGAACACTCTGCCGCAGAAGGAGTATGATATCTGCATGGAACAGATAAAGTACGAGCTCGGCGGTATAGCCTACCACTGTCTGGAGGTGTACAGGGAGTTCCCCGAAAGGTACGCCAATTATATTCCTGTACGCATGTTATCAGCGACCAACGACTTCTATAACTTCGTGCAGGACAGCAGTCTGATATTTGCCAAGGAGGACGGAGTTACGCTAAAAGCGGCGTGGGAGATGTACAAGACATACTGCGACGATGCCAAAGTCGCTTATCCCCTGTCCCGGATGAAGTTCAAGGAGGAGCTGCGAAACTACTTCCGGGACTTCCTTGACCGCTGGCAGACACCCGACGGTACCCGGGTGAGAAGCTGGTACGCCGGATTCCGGGCGGAAAAGTTTGAAAGCAGCGACGAGCCCGGACAGGAGCCAGAAGCGTGGCTGATATTTTCGCACACGACATCTCTGCTGGACAGGATGCTCGCGGACTGCCCGGCACAGTACGCCAAGAATGATATTCCGGCAGCGGCGTGGGACAGCGTGACGACACGGCTCTCGGAGCTGGACACGGGCAGACTGCATTATGTGCGTGTGCCGGAGAATCACATAGTCATTGACTTTGATATTTGTGACGGCGGTGGGAAGTCATTTGAAAAGAATATTGCCGCCGCTGTGAAATTTCCGCCGACCTATGCGGAGCTTAGCAAATCTGGGCAGGGCATACATCTCCATTATATTTACGACGGTGATGTGACCCGTCTGGCAAGGACGTGCGGGGAGAACATTGAGATAAAGGTCTTCACGGGCAAGTCGTCGCTGCGAAGGAAGCTCTCCCGGTGCAATGATATTCCCGTGAAGCACATTACGTCAGGACTGCCGACGAGGGAGGTTAAAAACATGGTAGACTTCAAAGGAATAGAAAACGAAAAAATGCTGCGGTCATTGATATCCAAAAATCTGAACAAGGAGATAGTACCTAACACCAAGCCAAGCGTAGACCTTATATTCAAAGACCTTGAAACGGCGTACGCAAGTGGCATACCCTATGATATTTCAGACATGAGGGGTCGTATAGCGGCGTTCGCTGCCGGGAGCTCCAATCAGGCTGACTACTGTCTGAAGCAGGTCGGGAAGATGAAATTCAAGTCCGCCGAGGAATCGGAGCCTGTTGAGAGCGAATACGACAAAATTATATTTTTTGATGTTGAGGTATTTCCGAATCTGTTTCTGGTGAACTGGAAGTTTCAGAACTCGGAAACCGTCAGCCGCATGATAAACCCGAAACCGGCGGACATTGAGGAACTGATAAAGTACCGTCTTATCGGATTCAACTGCCGAAGGTATGACAACCACCTGCTGTATGCCTGCCTTATGGGGTATACCGTGGAGCAGTTATATTCTCTGTCACAGCGCATAATCACCAAGGGTGAGGGCTTCTTCGGGGAGGCGTACAATCTTAGCTACACCGATGTGTACGACTTCTCCGCAAAGAAACAAAGTCTGAAAAAGTTTGAGATTGAGCTCGGCATACATCATCAGGAGCTCGGTCTGCCGTGGGACAAGCCTGTACCGGAAGAGCTGTGGACAAAGGTCGCAGAGTATTGTGACAATGACGTCATAGCGACAGAGGCGGTTTTCAACGCCCGGCATGCGGACTTTGTTGCCCGTCAGGTGCTGGCTGATGTGGCGGGAGGTACAGTAAATGACACAACCAACTCTCTGACAACGAGAATCATATTCGGGAAAGAGCGACACCCGCAGAGCAGCTTCAATTACCGTTTCATGGGTGAGGGGATATTTGAACCGGATGCACGCGTCCGCTATCACGGGGACTTATATTCTGTCTTCGATGAGAACGGCAGACCGTGGTTTCCCGAATACACCTTTGAGAACGGAAAGTCGGTCTACAGAGGCGAGGAGGTCGGCGAGGGCGGCTATGTGTATGCCGAGCCCGGAATGTACTCAAATGTTGCTCTGCTTGATATCGCCTCCATGCACCCGTCAAGCATCGTGGCGGAGAACCTGTTCGGATATGAGTACACACAGCGATTCAAGGATATTCTGGACGCCCGCATAGCCATCAAGCACAAGGATTTTGAGTCGGCAAAGAAGATGCTCGGCGGCAAGCTGGAGAAGTATCTGACAGATGAGAGCAGCGCCAAAGACCTTGCGCAGGCTCTGAAAATAGCAATCAACTCGGTGTATGGACTAACAAGCGCCAAGTTTGAGAACCCGTTCCGTGATATCCGCAATGTGGACAACATAGTCGCTAAACGTGGAGCGCTGTTCATGGTAAATCTAAAACACATGGTACAGGAGCGGGGTTTTACAGTCGCTCATATAAAAACGGACTCCATAAAGATACCTGATGCTACGCCTGAAATTATATCCTTTGTCATGGAGTACGGCAAACTCTACGGGTACAACTTCGAGCATGAGGCAACTTACGACCGTATGTGTCTGGTCAATGACGCCGTTTATATTGCCAGATATCCGGACGGGAAATGGACTGCTACGGGTACGCAGTTCCAAGTCCCTTATGTGTTTAAAACCCTCTTTTCAAAGGAAGAGATAGTTTTCACGGACCTCTGCGAAACCAAGTCAGCATCAACGGCACTGTATCTGGATATGAACGAAGACCTGCCGGATGATGAGCACAATTATATTTTCGTCGGAAAGGTAGGGTCGTTCTGTCCGATGAAGCACGGCGGAGGTCTGCTGATGCGAGAGAACGTCGATGAGGAAACCGGCGAAAAGACGTACGCCTATGCCGGCGGAACAAAAGGTTGGCGCTGGCTGGAGGCAGAAACGGTGCGCGGGCGTGGTCTGGAGGATGACATTGATATTTCCTATTATGAGAAGCTTGCGTGTGAGGCACGGGACGCAATATCCCGGTACGGCGATTTTGAGTGGTTTACCGGAGATGACAGTGCCGACTTTCCGCCTGACGATGAGCTGCCTTTCTGATATTCCGCTATTCCGCGAAATTTACAAGGAGTATTATGAAAGGAAGGTGTTCTATATGAACAAGGAAAAATTTTCAAGAATGTTAGGTAAGCGCTGGAAGGTGCTGACCGGAATAAATGTGGGGAATCAGGTAGCGTTCTGGATATTTATAATTAAGGCGATAAAGGAAAAATCGCCGGTTTATGCAATACTCGGAGTGCTGTCATACGCCCTGCATCTGTTCCTGTCATTTGGCGGAGGGCTTATTGATCTTGAAGCTTATAATGATGAATTATTGAACAGCTTTATTGAATGATTAAACGGCGGGAGTCGGTGTGAATAACATCGGCTCTTGCTGTTTCTGAAAGGGATGATATTTATGGACGATTTTATAAACGTTTATATTGACGACGATACCGTCGGGGAAATAGACAAAGCGGCAAAGACGAAGAATATGAGCAGGTCGCGGCTTATCCGTGAAGCAGTCTACGGGTTGTTTTTTGCGCCAGAATACGACCCGTGCATAGAAGCATTGAAAAAACGCAAGTGCAGCAAAACGCATACAAACGTTTTTATCCGCGTTAGCCACAGACGAGCGGACGAGCTCAGAAAATTTTCAAAAGAACACGGCGCATCCACGAGCGCTGTAGTCAGATACGCCATAGACTTATATTTAAACGGAGGTAATGAAGAATGAGCAGATATGTAAACATCATTGAGGCTGACCCGTTTGCAGATAAATACAAAGAGGAGTGATATTTATGTGGCACAATCCGATTTACGGTATGAGATGGGGTTTGAGAAGACCCGGGCGGCACAAGTCAGCGCTAACTCTTGATGACTACATCAATGTGTGGATCAGCGATGACGTCGTTGACAGGATAGAGCGGGCATCTGCAAAGGAGCATATGAGCAGGTCGAGGTTTATCCGTGAAGCGGTATGCGGGTTGATATTCGCAAACGAACACGACCCGGGTGACAGTGAGCTCATACCTTATCATTACAATGTCGGCGCCACTCACAAAAACATGTTCATACGGGTTAACCACGTACACGCCGACGAATTGAGGAAGTTCGCAAAAAGCCATGATGCTACCATGAGCGCTGTAGTCAGATACGCCATAGACTTATATTTAAACGGAGGTAATGAAGAATGAGCAGATATGTAAACATCGAAAATGCAAGGATTATATTCCGCAACTTTTCAGGCAAAGAGGGCCAATACAACCGCGCTGGTGACAGGAGTTTTTCCGTTGTGCTGACAGATCCGGAGCTCGTGGACGCTCTTAAGTCCGAGGGGTGGAACGTGAAGTATCTAAAGCCCCGTGATGAGGACGAGCAGCCGGCGCCTTATATTCAGGTATCGGTCAAATATGAATTCGCTCCGCCGAAAGTCTATCTCGTTACGGACAAGAGCAAGACTCTTCTCGATGAAGAGTCGGTCGGCGAGCTTGACTACATGGATATTTCATCCTGTGATATCGTGCTGTCCCCCTATCACTGGGAAGTGAGCGGCAAAAGCGGGATAAAGGCATATCTCAAGACCATGTATGTCAATATTGAGGCTGACCCGTTTGCTGATAAATACAACGACTAATCCATGCCGTTCGTAAAATGAAAGGAGTAATTGTTATGACATTTAACAATTTTATCAGATACGCACGTGAGAACAGAGAAAGCCACGATTACAGTGACGCTTGTTCATCTATTCACTTTGCGGATATGGCACTCGGAAGCGCAGAAAAAGTAGGCTCGCCCAATGAGGCTTTCTGGGAGGTTTGTGATGCTATATGCGAACTGACTGCATGGCTGGACGCCCATACTTCTGAACCGGAGGAGGTTCTGGAAAGTTACATTAAATCCAGAGCTATACAGAGGTCATTAAAGAAGGAGTGATATTTATGTCTGAAGAAGAAAAACGTCCCCACAAGCCGTTTTATGAGATTTTTAACCGCGAGTCCTGCAAGGGATGTATTTACCGCAGAGGCGTTATCGGTGGCACGGCGTGTCATTATATGCTTGACAACGACGAACCGAGAGGCTGTCCTGCCGATAGCTGCACCAAAAAGAGGGTAAAAAGAGGGTAAAACGATGGAAATACGGGAAAAAATTGTTGAGTTTGAAAAATACTGCATCGACTGCAAGTATTACGACAAACCGGAAACCGAGGAGCCCTGCCGTGAGTGCATCTCGACAGCAGCGCGTCTGTACTCCCACAAGCCTGCTCATTTTAAGGAGAAGTGATATTATGCCCGAGCTTTACGACTACCAATGGAAAGCGGTTAGTCAGATGAAAAACGGCTGCATACTGTGCGGGGGCGTGGGTTCGGGCAAGTCACGCACCGCTCTTGCCTACTATTATATCCGCAACGGCGGCGAGCTTACCCCGGATGGTCTTATCCCAATGGACGACATAGACGTACGCGACCTTTATATTATCACCACTGCCCGCAAGAGGGACACTCTAGAATGGGAGGGCGAACTGTGCCGCTTCCTTATGTCCACCAATCACGATGTGAATCTCGGTAAGCAGAAGGTAACAGTGGACAGCTGGAACAACATCGGCAAGTATAAGGACGTAACGGGTGCGTTCTTTATATTTGACGAGCAGCGTGTGGTGGGGTCGGGCGCATGGGTGAAGTCGTTCCTGAAAATTTCCCGGGGTAATGAATGGATATTGCTGTCAGCTACTCCGGGCGACAAGTGGGAGGATTATATTCCGGTGTTTATCGCCAATGGTTTCTACAAGAACCGGAGCGAATTCAAGAGGGAACATTTGGTTTACGCGCCGTACAGCAAGTTTCCTAAAGTCACCGGATATTTAAACACGGGGCGGCTGATACGTCTGCGGAACAAGATACTCGTGAACATGGACTTCAGACGTCCGACGGAATCCCATCACCTTGATATTTACTGCCACTACGACACGAAGCGGTACAAGGAAGCTGTGCGCACCCGCTGGAACGAGGAGGAGAACCGCCCGATAGAATCAGCGGGAGAGTTCTGTTATATTCTGCGGAAGATTGTCAATTCTGATTTTTCCCGACGGGAGGCTCTGATGAAAATAGTCCGGGAGAAGCGGCGGGTCATCGTCTTTTACAACTTTGACTACGAGCTTGATATTCTGCGTGGCCTGCCTTACGGGTGCGAGGTCGCCGAGTGGAACGGTCATAGACATCAGCCGGTGCCGGAGAGTGAGAAATATGTGTATCTGGTGCAGTACACAGCAGGCGCGGAGGGCTGGAACTGCATAACTACCGATACTGTGATATTCTTCAGCCAGAACTACAGCTACAAGACCATGGAGCAGGCGGCGGGACGTATAGACCGTCTGAACACCCCGTTCACTGATTTATATTTCTATCACCTGAAGAGCAGGAGCGGCATTGATATTGCTATCTCACGGGCTTTGCAGGCTAAGAAAGAGTTTAATCAGACGGGGTTTTATAGAAAAGGAGAATAAATTATGAATAAGAAAAAACTTCTTGACGATCTGAAAGCAGCAGGAAACGCGTATGAAGCGCTTCTTGAGGTGTGTTATACCTTTGGGACACCAAATCCCGGCACTGATACAGCCAAGGTCGGGGAGGATGCTCAATTCAAACGGCTGGTCTTGCAAGCGCTGATTTATATTATCGAAAAGGATAAACAGGAGGAGAATGATATTCATGATCGAAATTAAACTTATTGACGAGTGTGGATTTGAAACCGCCATTACCGGTATGAGGGCGAGCCACAGGAGCTATGACAAGTCTGACAGCCGGTTTATTGATGACTGGGGCAGCAGGGACTACGACAACATCGGTGTTGCGGATGAGATGCTGATGTGCAATCTGGCGAGGTCGGGAAGCTCTCACGCAAAGTACAGACGCATGCTTGTCGTATATCTTGATATTCTGGCACCGCTGTACTGGTGGAAGGAGTTCGATACATACAAGGTCGGGACGGTCACTCTTTCCGAGAGTACTATGCACAGCATATGTGACAAGGAGTTTGAGCCGGACGACTTTTCGCATGAGCATACAGGGATTCTGGATATTCGTGAATTTGCGTTTAGTTCGCCTTTTGAGTTCATAGACACAAACAATCATTTGCATGGAACTATACAGCGTCTGAACCTGTACCGAAATGGATATTTGTGGTACAAGGACAAAGACCCCGAAATAGCCAAGCGCTTCTGGTGGCAGATAATACAGCAGCTGCCGTCCTCGTACAATCAGAGGCGGTTCGAAATGCTGAACTATGAGGTGCTGGCGAACATATACAAAGACCGGAAAAACCACCGTCTGGACGAGTGGAGGGAGTTCTGCAAGTGGATAGAGTCGCTCCCCTGCGCGGAGGTCATGACCGGAGGAGATAAGGATGTTTGACAAGTATCTGAATGATGCGGTCGGTTTATATTTGTCGGAACAGAAACCGTGGGTGAAACTGAACGATATACAGCTGATAGAAACATTGGTTATAAACGCCCATAACGACGGAAGACTGACAGACAGGGAGTACCGGGTATTATATTCTCTGGTCAGTTTTCTGCACGTGAGGATAAGAATGACTTGTGATAACGGAGGTAAATGAAATGTTTGACAAGAAAATAACAAGTGTCGCTTCAAAAGCAGCAAACGAGATTAAAAAAGTTATGTTTGGGGAATCCGTGATTCCAAAACATAAATGCATTACCTTTTACGAGGGGACGGTAACACAGGAGGATGTAACAGCCGCTTCCTCTGCCCTTGAAAAAGAGGGCTTCAGATTCTGGCTCGGAGCGGAATCTGATTTCACGGGTTTTGTGTCCCGTAAATGTCGTCTGTGGGTGGCGGGGACTGGAAACAGCGACGGCTCCCCGTCGCTTACATGGGGTTGGTATTAAGAATGACTTGTGATAACGGAGGTAATTAAAATGCTTACAACTTATGGATATTTTGCGGAGTATTTAACTAAGGCAGTCGAAAGATACGCCGATTCGGGAAGAGCAGAGCCGATACCGAGTACAGAGGTAATGGGCAGTATATTTGAAAGAGCCATGATCAATGCTTTAGAATATGACAGGCTCTTGATCATGGTCCATATTGTGGAAATGATATTTGGAGGCAACAAAAACGCAGATGCGGTTGCGGCAAGCCTTCATACAAGTAAAGAATGTTTACGCAAAGAACCCGATTTTATTTGCGCGGTAAAAAAAGTTCTGGATAAATGGAAGGTCAGCAAAGATGCTTCGGCACCGGCAAGGGTCGTTGTTATAGAGGGTGACCGTACAACTATGGATATTCTCGCCGACGAGTATCAGAAAGAGGCGCTGCGCACCGAAGCGGGCATGGACAAGACCTATCCTAGGATATTCAACGGGCTGATGGGTCTGAACGGAGAAGCCGGCGAGTGCGTTGATATTCTCAAGAAGCACGCTTTTCAGGGACATGAACTGGACAAGGAGCACCTTGCGGAGGAGCTTGGGGACGTGGCTTGGTATCTTGCCGTTTCCGCCGATGCTATTGGTTACAAGCTTAGTGATATTCTCGGTAAGAACGTTGACAAGCTGCGTAAGAGGTATCCGGACGGGTTCGATAGTGAGAGGAGTAAGAATCGTGAACTCTGAAATGGATATTCTTAATAGGGCGGTTCGGGACGGGTTTGGTAATAATGACACATACCTATATATTAAAGACCCGTTTGACCAAGGATGCAGTATACCGGCTCTGGCGTGGATATTCAAGACCTCGGAGTCAACCATAGCTAACTGCATAACACAGGCAGTAAGAGAGGGACATTGATATTCTTTCCGCGAGGTTTACACGCTCCTTTATGAAAGGATGTGTTTAACATGATTAAAAATTATGATGAGTGTTTAAAGGTGATCGAAGAGGCGCTGGAGAAACTGAATCAGGTTGAGGTCACAGTGCAGAAAGCGTACAAACAGGGCTATATGTCCTCGGTGAAGTACGAGTATCTGTGCCATGATATTATGCTGAAAAGGTTTATTCTGGAGTCCCAGAAGGAACTGGCACTGATGAATGTTAATCATGCAGAAGGATAACTTGTAAAAAAAACGGGGGCTTCGTGCAGTTTGCACGGGCTCTTGTTTTTGTCAATTTTGTTCATAATTTGTTCATATTTTCGTGGTCAAAACTATGGTCAAAACTGTCCGCGTGGTCAAAACTTTTGGCCATTTTTCGGTCATCCGGAAGAATTGTGATAAAATTGTAACCAAATTATCACAAAACTATCACATTTGGTCAAAACTTTTGACCATCCGCCCACTTTTGACCATAGTTTTGGCCACGAGAAAACCGCGTAGAATAGGGCTTTTCTGGCATTTTTGGTCAAAAACCCACTTTTTTTCTTTATTTACACAGGAAAAATGAAATTAAAATATATATAAATAGGCTGAAAAAAGTGGGCTTTTGACCACGAGCGGAAAAATTGATATTTTTGTTCATAATTTGTTCACATTTAGAAATCGCGAAAATTACACTGTGTTTTATGAAAAGGAGTTGATTTCAATGAAAACATATGAAGAGGCATTGAACAGAATTAAAGAGACTAGGATGAAACTAATCGAAGCTGAACTCTCGATAGACTGCTTGTACCAAGATGGGTATATATCCGCTTACAAGTATCTGATGTTTATTGATGAGATTCTAACTGTGTTAGATTCGTTGATAGACTCTGAGAAAGAGTATGCCTCTGAAACAAAATCACATTGAATTCTGATATTTCAGAGACGGAGAGTCTTGTGTGGTATTTACACAGACTCTTTGTTTTTCCGCGTCAATTACATGGGCTTTTATGAGGGAGATAACACGCTCTCTCTTTTTGTTCTTCTTCTGTGGGTTTTCGGGAGGTGAGGAATCATGCGTGAATCGCAGTTTCAGGCTCTGCTTATAAAAGACCTGCGAAGTCTGTTTCCGGACTGCGTCGTGCTCAAGACTGACCCGTCATACAAACAGGGTATACCTGACCTATTGATATTATGCGGCGGCAGATGGGCGGCTCTGGAATGCAAGGTTTCACCATCGGCGCACCGTCAGCCGAATCAGGAATATTATATCGGGCGGATGAATGAGCTCTCGTTCGCTTCGTTTATATTTCCGGAGAATCGTGATGAGGTGCTTGCCAGACTAAAACAATATTTCATACAATAGTTTCTGTTCTCCATTATTCACGTTTCTCACCTTTCACTTTTTTTGGCGGGCATATGGATATTACAGGGTACGCGCAGCCGCTGACATTACCTATTTTTGTCCGCCGCTTTCTTTTATCAAAGGAGATGATATTTATGAACTTCAATCGTCATCCGTCACTTGAAGGACGCCACGCCCTTTTGAGCGCCAGCAAGTACAGCTGGATTAACGACAGTGAGGAACAGGTTCTCGAACGGGTGAGCCGCACATATCTCGCCGAGCTGGGTACGGATATTCACGACATAGCCCGCAAGCGCATAAAGTACTCGGTCAGGCTGAAGAAGTCAGACAAGGATTCTGTTATCGTTGACCTGCTGGACATGGGTATTCCACGCATGGTCATAAACAGCGTAGACTTCGACTTTATATTTTCAAACCTGCTTACCTACGTCAACGACTGTATAGGCTTCCGGATGGTTCCGGAGGTCGTGCTTGCCTACAGTGATATATGCTTTGGTACAGCCGATGCCATACGCTTTGATGAGAAGCAGAAGCTGCTGCGTATACACGATTTAAAGACAGGCAGTATGTCGGCGCACATTGAACAGCTGCTCATCTATGCAGCCCTGTTCTTTCTTGAATACAGGGAGAAGCCGGTTGATATTCATACCGAGCTGCGAATCTACCAGTCCAACGACATTCGGGTATGCGAGCCGACAGCAGAAGACATTGTGCCTGTAATGGACAAAATCAAGACCTTCGACAAGCTGATAAGAGATAGAAAGGATTGATATTCTATGAACAATATAGCGGAAGAGATTCTTAGCTACATGGGAGTACACGATGACCCGGCAAAACTGGCGCACTATGGAATCAAGCGCCGTTCGGGAAGATATCCTTGGGGTTCGGGCGACAACCCTTATCAGCACAGCGGCGACTTCCTTGCCCGGGTTCAGGAACTCCACAAAGCCGGTATGTCGGAGAAAGAGATCGCAGATGCTTTAAATCTCACAACCACTGAGCTCCGGGCTTACAAATCAGTCGCTAACCATGAACGCCGTCAGGACCTTATCGACAGAATACACTCATTGCAGGATGACGGTCTGTCAACAGCCGAGATAGCAAGACAGATAGGCAAGAATGAGTCCTCCGTCCGCAGTCTGCTGAATGAACAGTCGGCGCAGCGTTCGTCGGCAGCAGTCAACACTGCCAATATTCTCAAAAAGACCATCGCCGAGAAGGGTAAGTTTATTGATATCGGTGCAGGTGTTGAACGTGAGCTCGGTGTGTCGTCAGTCAAGCTTGAAGAAGCGCTGACTATACTAGACGCGGAGGGTTACAAAATATATACCAGAGGTGTGGCACAGCCCACAAATCCCGGGCAGCAGACTATCCACAAGTATCTCTGTCCTCCCGGCACGGAATACAAGGATGTGTATGATGATTCGAAGCTCGGCGAGTTCCGGGATTATATTTCGTACGACGGTGGAGAGAGCTTCCGCAAGGGGTTTGAATACCCTTCATCGCTGGACAGCAAGCGTCTGGCTGTCCGTTACGCCGAAGAGGGCGGAGCGGAGCGCGATGGTCTTATAGAGCTGCGCAGAGGCTGTGCTGACCTCGACCTCGGTAATGCGCACTATGCGCAGGTGCGTATCATGGTCGACGGCACACACTACCTCAAAGGCATGGCTGTATATTCCGATGACCTGCCCGACGGAGTTGACGTCCGCTTCAACACCAACAAGAAGCAGGGGACGCCCAAGATGGACACTCTCAAGCCCATCCACGACGACCCGAACAACCCTTTCGGTTCACTCATAAAAGACCCCGAGCACGGCGGTCAATATTATTACGACGACCCGAACGGCAAATACACAGATCCCGTAACCGGTAAGAAACAGTCGCTTGGTCTTATCAACAAGAGAGCGGACGAGGGCGACTGGGGCGGCGAAACTGGCTGGAAGGATTCGCTCGCATCCCAGTTCCTTGGCAAGCAGAGCACGAAGCTCATAAAACAGCAGCTGGATATTACCTATCAGGACTCGGAGGATGAGTTTAATGATATTATGAGCCTCACCAATCCTACTGTGAAGAAGAAGCTACTCACAGAGTTCGCGGACGACTGCGACGGCAAGGCTGTTCACTTGCAGGCAGCGGCTCTGCCGAGGCAGAAGTATCAGGTTATCCTGCCCGACCCCAATGTCAAGCCGACCGAGGTCTACGCTCCTAACTATGAGGACGGTGAAACCGTGGCTCTTGTCCGCTACCCGCACGGAGGAATATTTGAGATACCTATACTTAAGGTCAACAACAAGGTCAAGTCTGCCGAAGCTATGATAAGCAAGAACGCAACCGATGCCGTAGTCATAAACAGCAAGACCGCGGAGCAGCTGTCAGGCGCCGACTTTGATGGTGATACGGTCATGGTAATACCCTGCAACAGCAGCTTCTCCAGTACCAAAATAAGCAGCAAGCCGCCTCTTAAAGACCTTGAGGGATTCGACACCAAGATGTACAAGAAGAGTCCCGACTCAAAGACCAAAGGCTGGGCAAAAGGTTCAGACACGGAGCAGAACCAGATGGGGCAGATCTCCAATCTCATAACAGATATGACGCTGGCAGGCGCTACAGATGCGGAACTGGCGAGAGCCGTTAAGCACAGCATGGTCATCATAGACACAGGCAAGCATGGGCTCGACTGGAAGAAGTCTTATGACGACAACGGTATTCAGGAACTGAAGGACAAGTACCAAGCGCACGTCGACCCCGAAACCGGAAAGACAAGGTATGGCACAAGCACTCTGCTGTCAAGAGCCAAGTCACAGGTGGATGTGGACAAGCGCACAGGCAGTCCCAAAACCAACTCACCTGACAAGCCGTGGTATGACCCGACCAGACCGGATGGCGCTCTGATCTATGCCAGTGCCAAGAAGAACAAGAAGGGTGAGGCGTGGTATGACCCGACCAAGCCGGAGGGGGCAACCGTGTACGCCACACCAGAGCAGACCCGCGAGTACTATACCAACAAAAAGGGTGAAACCAAGTACCGTACACAGCACTCCACAAAGATGATGGAAACGGACGACGCTTACACCCTGTCCAGAGGCACGGTCAAGGAGTCATACTATGCCGACTATGCCAACAAGCAGAAGTCCCTCGCTAACCGTGCCCGCATGGAGGCACTGTCCGCCGGCAAGGTAGAGTACCGGGCGTCTGCCGCCAAGACCTATGCTGCCGAGGTGCAGAGTCTTAAGTCAAAGGTGGATGTGGCTGCCCGCAATGCTCCTCGTGAGCGGCAGGCTACCGTGCTTGCTAATCAGGTGATAGCCGCCAAAGAGCGGGAGTACCCCGACATGACCAAGAGCGAGAAGAAGAAGATAGCCCAGATAGCTATGACCGACGCCCGGAACAGGGTCGGCGCCAAGCGTACACCTGTGGACATCACCGCCCGCGAGTGGGAGGCTATCCAGTCAGGAGCTTTGTCGGAGAACAAGCTCAATCAGGTCCTTCGCTATGCGGACAAGGATGCTGTGCGCAAGCTTGCTATGCCTAAGACAAAGAAAGGTCTTTCGGATTCCAAAATCAAGAAAGCGCAGAACATGGCGAAAATGGGTTATTCAAACGCGCAGATTGCTAAAGCTATCGGAATACCTGCTTCGTCTGTGTCCTATTACATAAATCTATAAAAGGAAGTGATTTGAATGGTTGAGTTTGCAGTTGCTTTGTCAACTTTTGACAATCCTTACAATCCAATTTCAGATTTCAAGCATTGGTTTCTGTTTGACGTGACAAAAGGATACAACAGCGCAGGCTATCTCGCCCGCATAGCGCGGACCTCCCCCGAACTCACCGACGAGGAGAATATGCACGAGATAGAACGGGCTGTGGATGAGATCATCGCTATCGACCCGTTTAATATATACACCAAGGTCAAGGTGAAACTGGATAACAAGGAGGATGCGGCATGACATACGATATGATGCTCAACACATTGTACAGCACCGGCCAGCCAGTAAGGAGGCAGGCTTGGAGCGTCGGGAGATTTGTGGTTATTGCTAAAGTCGACACATGGGTCACTTACAGCCTCCCTTGTTTCAGAGGAAATATGAATCCCGAGACTACATCAACGGTATATCGTCCCGTAAGGCTCGAACGTACGGCGATTATTGATGACAACTGGCACCCTACGGCCGAGGATATAACCGCCGACGACTGGGAGATCTGTTTGTCCGATAACGTGACAACATTTTTCACGCACAGCAGACAAGAAGCGTAAGGCGACCCACCCCTTCGCATCCCTCATCCGAAAAAAGCACTCCCCCCTCATTCGGCAAAGCGGCTGCCTTGCTTCAAATGGGTATAGGGGGGGTCTTGGGATTTACACCCCCTCCCCTTAT